AAGTATTTATGGATTAGCTCCTGGTAAATACGCATCTGGTACAGTAATCAGTGATATTCCACTTGGTGCTGATTCTGAATTGACTTCTTTATATCCAACAAGTTCAACAAATGCAGGTGTAAAATATGATACAGAAGAATATTTTGCTCCTCTACCATTTGGTGCTACTATAGGACACAATATTGCATTTGATTTGGAATCAACAAGTTCTAATGTTGGAACTGGTTCATTAATTACTGGTTCATTATATGGTAGTATTCCTTCAACATATGATGCAGCTAACGAAGCTACATATGTCAAGATGCGTAAGTTCGTAGTAGGTTTCCAAGGTGGATTTGATGGTCAATCACCCGCAATTCCAATTAATGTTGGAAGTGATATTATCGCAGGTAATACACAAGGTTTAAATTGTACAAATATCAATAGTGCAGGTTCAATCGCTTACAAACAATGTGTAGGTGCTCTTGGAAATGCAGATGAATTTGACATCAACTTGATTGTAACACCTGGTGTTTTCCACGAACAACACAGTTACGTTACCCAATTGGTAACGGATATGTGTGAAGCCCGTGGTGATACATTCTACATTATGGATAACGTAGTGTTCCCATCAAGTAACCAAACTGTAGGATTGATTGATGCAGCAGTAAATGATGTATCTACAATCGATAGCAGTTATGTTGCTACATATTATCCTTGGGTTAAGATTCTAGACACCAACTTGAACAAGATTATAAGTGTACCACCATCAGTAGTAATGCCATCAGTTTATGCTGCTAATGACAATGCTGCTGCTGAATGGTTTGCTCCCGCAGGTCTAAATCGTGGTGGAATTGCTCAAGCAGTTCAAGTTCTAGACAGAACAACCCACAGTGAACGTGATACCTTGTATGAAGGACGTGTAAACCCAATCGCAGCATTCCCTGGTCAAGGTATTTGTGTATGGGGACAAAAGACACTTCAAATTCAACCAAGTGCTCTTGACAGAGTAAACGTTCGTAGATTGTTAATCGCACTTAAGAAGTTTATTGCAAGTAGCAGTAAGTTCTTGGTATTCGAACAAAATGTGGCTGCTACAAGAAACCGTTTCTTGAGTATCGTAAATCCATATTTGGAATCTGTACAACAACGTAGTGGATTATACGCTTTCCAAGTTGTAATGGATGATACAAATAATACTCCTGACTTGGTTGATAGAAACATCCTATACGGTCAAATCTATCTACAACCAGCTAAGACTGCTGAATTCATCGTACTTGATTTCAACATTCTCCCAACTGGTGCTACATTCCCAGGAGCCTAATAATTAAATAATTCATAAAACCCCTGCTTAGAAATAAGCGGGGGTTTTTTCTTTACTAAATCTATTTATAGTATACGATGATTAAGTTAACTGACTTATTATTAGAAGCTCAATTACCTTCTAGTGAACAAGATATGGATATTTATGCTAAAAAGTATAAGAAAACCATTGATTATTTACGAGGTAAAAATAAAGTACTATTATTAACTACCAGCAATAGATGGAGTGGACATAAAGATGATATTGCTAAAAGTACACAACTTGCATTTAAAATACAAGAATTATTAGGTAAAGAAAAAGTAACTTTGATTGATACAACCAAGTTAAACATATTTCCGTGTGAGGGTAACGTATCATCTAAATGGGGAAATCATTGTGGAACAAAAGATTCTTCCTTAAAAGATAAAGAGAAAAATCCTACAGGCGAACATCGTTGTTGGGCTAGTATAAATAATAAAAGTGATGAATTATGGAAAATAAGTAAAGAATTATTTGAAAGTGATACTGTTTTATTTTTTGCTAGTGTGAGATGGGGACAAGCCAATGGTTTTTATCAGAAATTAATTGAAAGATTGACGTGGATTGAGAACAGACACTCTACTTTGGGTGAAAGCAATATAGTAAAAGATATAGATTCAGGATTTATTGCTACAGGTCAAAATTGGAATGGAAAAGATGTTACTCAAACACAAAAAGAAATATTACAATTTTTTGGATTTAAAACACCAAATGAATTATTTTGGAATTGGCAATTTACAGATAATCCTCTTGACGAAACCAAACGTTCCTACAACAAAGCAATTACGACATTTGATAAAACATTTTTAAAACCATATGATAAAGCTGAATAATTTAGAACAATTTTTGGTATCTAATATATTACTTAACGAAGCTGCTCGTATAGATCACGCAGAAGATTTGATATTTTGGGAAGGTTCCAAAGGAGCTATTCGTTCAATCAAAAGTTTCATTGATTTGGAAAGTGACGGATATAAAAATGTAACAATGAAATGGGATGGTTCTCCTGCAGTTATATTCGGAAGAAACGATGAAGGTAAGTTTGTATTAACTGATAAAAGTGGATTTGTTGCGAAAGGTTATAATGGTAGACCAACATCTCCAGAAGAATTGCAACAAATGTTTTTGAATAGAGGTAAAAGTGTTAAAACAGACGAATATAGATTATTTGTTCAAGAAATGAAAAATGTATTTTCTGTATTTGAATCTGCCGTTCCAACAACATTTAGAGGTTATTTTAAAGGAGATTTGTTGTATTTCAATACGCCATTAATTGAAAATGGACGATATGTTTTCAAACCAAATATTGTAACTTATGCGGTTAGTATTGATTCTGAATTGGGAAGAAAGATTTCGCAAAGCAAAGCTTCGGTTGTAGTACACAGAGAAGTGGATAGTTTTGGAAATGAAACTGCGATTACAAATTATAATGTTTTTCAAGGTAAACAATTGTTAGTAATACCGCCAATATCTGTAAATAATCCGCCTAATGTAAATGAAAAAAGATTAAAAGATATTATACTTTATATTAATAAACATGCTAGAAATATAGATGATTTTATTAATCCATCCAAATTGGCAAGTATGAAGATGACTAATTTTCCCGATGTATTATATAAATACTTGAATAGTAAAGTTGATACTGGATTAGTGAATATTGGCGACGATTTTCTACAATGGATTAGTCAAAGTAATCTTACAGATGTAATGAAAAAGAAGATTACTGAATATGTTAGTAGTAATCGTGCTGGATTTGAATCTTTATGGAAAGTTGTTGTAGAAATAATGTCGGTTAAAGATGAAATTATTAATCAAATAGACAATCAAGATAGTGAAATTAAATCATATATAGGCAATGAACCAGGTGGTGAAGGTTATGTATTCTCTCATCCAGAAGGTGACATTAAGTATGTTTCCCGTTCCAAATTCAGCGCTGCAAATAGAGCTGCACATAAACAACCAATTGATGAAGGTGGATGGTTAAAGCCAGAACTTACATCCAAGACAGTTTTGTCACCGGATACAATTGAAAAATCAACTGAAAAGTTCAAAGTTTTTTTGGCTGATTTGAATATGTTTTTAAGTAATATACCATTAACTCCGATTAAAGATTATCAAATCTTGGGTTCTGCCGGTTACTATAAACAAGACCAACACGATAAAGCACAAGTAACTTATGGTGATATTGATGTAATGGTTGTTATACCTATTGAAACCAATGAAGACGGAAGCGATACAAAGAAAGAATATATCAAAAATGTAATTCAATTCATTGAAACTAGTGGACAAAATTATATTGATATTGAAAGTGCAAAAAGATCTGACGGTAAACAGATTATAATTAAACTTGACGACGGCGATTGGGTTCAATTAGATTTATTATATACTACAAAAATATATAAAGATTGGTTTGCTGCTAGATTTACACCTGAAAGAGGTATAAAAGGATTTACAATGGGAGGAATGTATGCCGCATTGGCAGAAGTTCTTAATATTAGAATTGGTGATACCGGAGTAAGAGCAAAATTTAAAGATGGTAAGATTGTATCTCCAATGTTAAGAAAAGATGTTGTAGATAAATTGATATCTAATAGTCCCCGTACATTTTTAAGAGATTTGGCAGACTTTTTGGCTGGTTTATTTGGAAAGAAAATTACTGACATAGATCAAAATTTATCCACACACAGTGGTGTTAATCCAAATGATGTTAAATTAAAAGATTTAACTACAGGTGTTCTTGGATTTGCAAAAACACTTGACAAAAATGGAATTCTTACAGATTTAGGATTTGATTATGGTTCATTCATTAAAGCAATAAAAGACAAATACGCAGAAAAGATGATTGAACAATATTCAAAGAAAGAAAAGAAAGCAACTACTCCAGAAACTCAAGCATCTATTGATAAAATCAAAAAACATGCTGATATGGGAAATAAAATTGTCAATGATATATTAAACGAATTTTTAATTACAGAAGGTGGTAATGCGGTTGCGGCTAATAGTGATTTACCAAAACAATATCTAGATTTCACAATAAAAAATGGTTTAAAAATATGGAATCTTGATTCATTAAATTATGAAATTATTGGAAATAAATCCAAACCTGTCTTGGGTGATATTGATGTTGCAATATCAACTGAACAATTGAATCAATTATTTGGTGTAAATTATGATTATGATAAAAAGATGTTTTATGATAAACTAAAACAACATGTAGAATCTAATACACCATCAACAGTTCCTACACCAGCATTTAAAATAAATACTGGATTGGATCAACTACATTTAAATGTACCTATAATTGATGAAAATGGCAATCCAGTGAAATCCACAGAAATACCAAATGAAGATGGTTATGTACAAATTGATTTAATGATTGGTGATTTAAATTTCATGATTAAATCTTTATCTGGTGCTCCGGATTCAAAGTATAAGGCCGCATTAAGAAACATTCTATTAATGAATATTATGTCTAATAGTTATGAATCTACCGAAGATCCAAATAAGATGAAGAGATATCAAATGAATTGGAAAAAGGGTCTTCAAAGTGCGGATGTTATAACAAATGAAAAGGGTAAACAGGAAAAACAAAATATAAAAACTGTTTATACCGATATGGATGATGTTGCTGAATTTTTATTTGGCGATAATGTAACATTTAATGACATTAACACTTTAGAAAAACTAATTAAATTAGTGAAAGGTAATACTTTTCGTTATAAAAATAAAAGAACTGAAATCTTGGATGATTTCAAAAAGGAATTGGAAAGATTAAAAGTAAAGTTATGAAAAGAGCAACAGGAAAAAGCAATCTTAATATCGTCAGAGATTATGTTGATGGAAACCGTCCATTTATTCAAGTGGGATATGATCCAAATTTAAATAATAGTACAAGAAAAGAAGGTGAAGAATGGGAAGATGGACAAGGTAATAAATGGATTTGGAAAAACAATACCAAAAGAAAAGTATCTAAATGTGGTCAAATAAAAATTGATCAAAGATGTAGCATTTGTAATGCGGATATGAAATTTGGTAATTATTTAGACGATAGATTTTATCCTAAAACAGGTAAATGTTATGATTGTACTATTTCATTTGACACCAAATTAAAAGTATTGGGTGTATATGCAGACTATGAACGATATAAAATCTATAATAGTATGCTTTCTGAAATGAAAGATTTTAAGAAAAATATCACTGATAGTATTGAATACTTAGAAAAAAATACGAACGAAAAATTACAATTTTTCAATGATGATGGAAGTAGTGAATTTTGGACGGATGATACTAATCAAATGGTTAAAGTTTTATCTGATTTGAAAAACGATTTAAAAGATGTTGATGAAAACATCGCAAAAGCCAATGAAGAATTGACGAAATTAAATTATAATCCAGAAACCGAGAAACAAGCAAAACAAATGGTTTTGGATGGATTAAATCAATGAGTACACAAAAAACACTTAAGGAAGTAATTAAAGAGGAATATAAGAAATGTCTTGTAGATCCAATTTATTTCATGAAGAAATATGTTAAGATTCAACATCCTATTCGTGGAACTGTAAACTTTGATTTGTATGACTTTCAAGAAAAGACTTTAACTGATTTAGTAAATCATGATTTTAATATTATATTAAAGTCTAGACAGATGGGTATTAGTACATTAACCGCAGCATATAGTTTGTGGTTAATGGTATTTCATAAAGATAAAAATGTTCTTTG